AAGATAAGTGTCAGGTCTGGCCACGGGGTGGGCAAATCCACTGCAAGCAGCTGGGCCATGCTCTGGTACTTTATGACGCGGTCTCCGGTCAAGGTGGTGGTCACTGCACCGACAAGCTCTCAGCTTTATGACGCGATGTTTGCGGAGCTGAAGAGGTGGATCAATGCGATGCCATTGCCCTTGCAGGGGTTATTGACTGTCAAGCAAGAGAGGATTGAATTCAATGCTGCACCCACTGAGATGTTTATAAGTGCCAGGACATCACGGGCCGAGCAGCCAGAAGCGCTCCAAGGTATTCACTCAGAGAATGTGATGCTGGTGGCCGATGAGGCTTCTGGTGTGCCAGAGCAAGTGTTCGAGGCCGCGGCTGGCTCGATGTCTGGCCATAACGCGGTGACGCTGCTTTTGGGGAATCCGGTGAGGTCTAGTGGGTTTTTCTATGACACCCACACGCGCCTGGCAGATGAGTGGACCACGTTTCAAGTGGCGTGTACTGACTCGCCAAGGGTCTCGGATGAGTACGTCAAAGAGATGGCCATGCGGTATGGCGAGGAGAGCAACGTCTACCGAATCCGCGTGATCGGTGAATTCCCCAAGGGTGATGACGACACTGTCATTGCCATGGACTTGCTCGAAAGTGCAGTGAATCGGGATGTGGCGCCAAGTGAGTACGCGCCCATGCTCTGGGGCTTGGATGTGGCGCGGTTTGGTAGCGATAGGTCAGCGCTATGCAAGCGCCAAGGGAATGCGGTGACTGAGAATATCCGGACATGGAAAAATTTAGACCTGATGCAATTGACTGGTGCGGTGGTGGCCGAGTACAAGGCGCTGCCACCAAGCCAGCAGCCCAAGGAAATACTGGTCGACTCGATTGGATTAGGCGCTGGGGTGGTGGACAGATTAAGAGAGCTGGGCCTGCCGGTCAGAGGCATCAATGTGAGTGAATCACCCGCGATGGGTGGGACTTACAGAAATCTGAAAGCAGAGCTTTGGTACAAAGCAAGGGCGTGGCTTGAGGCGCGGGACTGCAAGATGCCAAAGGATGAGGTGCTGATTGCTGAACTGGCCACAGTGCGCTACTCATTCACCAGCAATGGCAAGATCGCCATCGAGGGGAAAGATGAGATCAAAAGACGTGGCCTGCCAAGTCCTGACAAGGCCGATGCCTTTGTCCTGACATTTGCAAGTGACGCGGTGGCGGGGATGTACGGGTCAAGTGGATCAGGAAAGTGGTCTCAGCCACTGCGCAGAAACCTGGTCAGGGTTGCATAATTCGGGTATTGACAAACCAATGGGGGAAACCTATGAAGGCAATGAGTAAAGCGCAAAAGAAGGTCGGCAAGGTGATGGGCGAATACAAAGCCGGCAAGCTCCACAGCGGTGGCACTGGCAAGGTTGTGACCAATCCCAAGCAGGCGGTGGCCATTGCCATGTCTGAGGCAAAGATGCCCATGCGCGGTCAGCGCACGGCAAAGAACAAGGCGAAAAAATAATGGCTACTTTAAAACGCACCATGGATCAGGTCATGGACCGAGAAGAGGGCGATGACATGAGCGCAGGCGAGAACTGCCCATTGCCCACGCAAGACATTACGCTGAATCTAAAAAACCGCGCCAAGGCAATCACCAGCGCGGCCTATGGTCCTGAGAATCCCAAACTGCCCAATGAGGCTTTTTGGCGTAAGAAATCGGACCAGTGGGATGTGAGCATTGAAGACTCAAAGAAAAGCCTGTGCGGTAACTGCGCGGCATTCAACGTGTCTGACAAGCTAAAAGAATGCATTGCCCAAGGCATTGGCATGGAAGCCGACCCATGGGGAACAATCAAGTTGGCCGATTTGGGTTACTGCGAAATCTTTGATTTCAAGTGCGCAGCCAGCAGAACGTGCGATGCATGGGTGGTGGGTGGCCCCAATACGGGTGAAGAGACTGAAGACATGGAAGATGAAGGAGAAGAGGAATGAAAGGTTTGTATGAAAATATTCATCGAAAACGCGAAAGAATTGCTGCTGGCAGCAAAGAGAAAATGCGCAAGCCTGGTGCTAAAGGTGCGCCAAGCGCTGCTGACTTTAAAGCAGCGGCTAAAACCGCCAAGCCAGTAAAGAAAAAATGAAGACCCCAGCTTGGCAGCGTAAAGAGGGCAAGTCACCCTCTGGCGGTTTAAATGCCAAGGGCCGTGCCAGTGCAAAAGCCGAAGGCATGAACCTCAAAGCGCCAGTCAAGTCTGGCGATAACCCAAGACGCGCATCATTCTTGGCGCGGATGGGCAATATGCCTGGTCCTGAGATGAAGGGCGGTGAGCCGACCAGACTGCTGCTGAGTCTGAAGGCATGGGGCGCAAGCTCCAAGGCCGATGCCAAGGCAAAGGCGGCTGCGATCAGTGCCAGGAACAAGGCCAAGAAATGATTTGTCCGATTGTCATTGCCACTGTCAGGGGCCATGGTCTGGCCGTGCTGCTTGAATCGATCAAGCAATACGCGCCAGAGTGTCCGGTTTACTTGCGCGGCCCAGAGTCGGTGCTTGAGAATTTTCAAGCAGACTACAAAATCTATGGTCAGCCAAGGAACTTTGGCGAGGACTACAACGAGGTGATTGAGGCAGCGCTCAAGGACTGGTCATCGTGCATTGTGGCCAATGACGACATTGTGCTGACCCCCACCAGCGTGAAGGTGCTGATGGAAGATGTGGCCATTGTCAGGACTATGAACAGCTACAAAGCAGGGTGGGTGGCGGCAAGGTGCGATGCGGCCAGACCTTGTCAGAATGTGCGGATTACTGAACAGCCTGAGAAACTGAACTTTTACAAATTCCCGTCTGAGTCACACATCAAATTGGTCCAAGAGATTAGCCCAATCTTTGCATGGATATCAAGTGATGCATTTGAAGAGGCAAAGTTTCCCCCCTTAAACTGGTACAGCGATGATGTGCATTGTATGGACTTAGTTCAAAAAGGCTACGGCCACTATGTGTCAGCCAGCTATGTCCACCACATTGGCTCAAACACCATTGGCATGAATTCACAAAAACTGCATGAGGATGCGTTGCCATGGCTCAGAGAAAACAGGCCGGAATATGCGAGTGCCTGGTTTGATTCTTAATCTAGGCTCTGGCAAAGACTGGAACGCTGAGTATCTAAATGCAGATATTCAAGCCAGCAAGAATCCTGACTGGCTGGTGGATATCAGCAAAGTCAAGTGGGGCGATACCCTGCAAACCCGTTTTGGTCAGCTAGAAGTTGTGCCAGGTATGTTTGAAACTATTTTGGCCAATGATGTGCTGGAACATATCCATGATCTGGTCGATGCCATGACCAACTGCAAAGAGCTTTTAAGAGTGGGCGGTGAGATGCGCATCCATGTGCCTTATGACTTGAGCCTTGGCGCGTGGCAAGACCCGACCCATGTCAGGGCATTCAATGAGAACTCTTGGCGGTATTACACCGATTGGCACTGGTACTTGGGATGGCCAGATCGGTTTGAGTTGACAACGCTGGAAATGCGTCTCTCAAAGGTGGGAGAAGCACTAGAATTGCCACAAGACGAAATTATCCGCACCCCAAGGGCCGTGGACTCCATGTATGTGGTTCTTACAAAGGTCAAGCCATGATTGAACAAGATATTACTGAAAACCTATCCACCGACATTGCAGCCACAGAGCCAATGGATGAGATGGAACTGCAAGCCATCATTACCCAAGACCTGACCGATGCGGTGAGCTATGTGGACAGTGATCTGTCCCCCACACGCGCCAAAGGGACTGAATACTATCGCGGTGATTTATTCGGCAATGAGGTCGAAGGTAACAGCAAGGTGGTGGCCATGGAGGTGCGGGACACTGTCTCGGCCATGCTGCCAAGCCTGATGCGCGTTTTCTTTAGCTCTGAGAATGTGGTGGAATTTGCGCCCAGGGGACCCGAAGACACCAAGATGGCCCAGCAGGCCACCGACTACGCAAACTATGTTTTCCAGAATGACAACAACGGGTTTTTGACGAGCTATGCGATTTTTAAGGATGCACTGGTTCGCAAATGCGGAATAGCCAAATTCTGGTGGGAAGATGAAGAGAAGGTCCGAATTGAAGAGTA